CTACATCTGCTAGAGAGAATAGTTCCAACGCACGTGTTACAAGAACAGAGTTACCGTACTCATTAAGAGTAATTGTAACTGTGTTAGGTGTTGACAATGCTACTGCATCTGGGTCAACTGTTTCTGTTAGTGTGCTTGTTGCTGCTGTTAGGTCCTGGTACTTCTGGAGTACAACTGTTGAACCTGGGATTGATTGCTGTGCTGGAGTCTTGTCTGCGACTGAACGAATTAGTGGCTCTGAACGGAGAGCGAACTCTAGAAGACGGTCATACGCCTTCTGTACAAGACCTGCACCGCCGACGGTACCTCCGAGAGAAGTACTGCCTGTGGATGTATATGCGTTAGGCATATGCGGTCACCTCCAAGTGACTATGAACGGATATTATTGTTGTGAGCGTAGAATTGACAGGATGTCTTCTTCAGACGTTGCCTGAGACATTCTGTATTCAATATCATTTGCTCGGTCAGGGGTCATAGCATTCTGAGTAACCAAGTCCTGGTTGCGTAATGCAGCGCGGTCTTCTTGTGTTATCTTAGATGCATCTTCGTTAACCGTTAGTCCGAACAAGTCTGCATTATCATCGAGCCAGTTAGAAACTGAGTCTTCGTTAATGTCATCCAAGTCCTTCATTACTAAACGGGCTGCTTTAAGATTGACGCCCTTCTTTTCTAGTACTGACTTGACAATTGCCTCACGCTGCGTCTTGGAAAATCCCTCAAGTTGCTCAGTGAGTTCTTTAATACGCTTCTCATCTGCACGCTTGGCTTTTCGTAACTTTTTAAGTAAGTCACTTCCATCCATCGGTGCTTCTTCGATTGTATCTAGGTCATCGTCTTCGTCGTCCCAGTAGTTGTTGCTCATAGCAACGCCACCCTTCTATTCGTAGTTAGTTCGCAAGCCTCAGATACCATTCGGGGAAATGGTCTGGCTCTTACTCCCAGTCTGTTACGCTGGCGGGGCTGGTCGGTCCGCTCAGGATTCTGTTTTAGATTACGCGATTAGCACGGGATTGAGACCTAAGCGCTGTGGGACTCATCCCAGCCTTGCCTGCAAAACGTGCCTCTTCTTGCATTGTTAAATCTTCTAGTGCCTTAAGTTCTGCAGCAGACCTACTGATTACTGCGCTTGTTAAACCAGTAACTCCTATTGACTTAACTCCAGAAATCTCTGCGAGTTTCTGTTCCGTTTCTCGTGCACGAGCAATCTGACCAAACTGTGGAAGCGTACTTGCAAATGTTCCACCAGCCTTGGCAATTTGTTGTGCTTGTGATTCAGTAACTCCACCAGGTAATGTTGGGCTTACTCCAAGTCCTTGTGATTCTGCAGCACCAAGTACTTCGTAACCAGCAAGGTCTTGCTGTAGTTGCTTAGCACCCTTTTCTCCCAAAGCCAAAGCCTTAGCAAGTTGCACTCTGTCAAGAGTTGGAAAGAATCTTGCTATAGTTTTCTTTGTTACATCTGGTGCGATATCAATACGGTCAAAGATGTTTGTGATTCTATTACCAAACTCTGTAGCAGATACACCTTTACCTAGTACATCTCCAAGGAAATCTTCGTTAGCCAATTCACCTAGGTTAGATGCCTTGAGCATATCTCCCATCTTGGACTCTGTTGCAAAGTACTCAGCAATAGTTGGCACAGTAACTGCCTTACCTTGTTGCTTCATATCTTGAAGAGCAAAGATACCCTTGAATCGCTTTGTAAAGTCAGCCAATGCTGGGTTATTACGAGATTCAAGAAGAGCCATATTAAATGCTTCTTCTGCTGTTACTCCACCAGTCTTATAATATTTAGATACAACTTTGTAGAGTTCGTTAGCCCAAGGCTTAGCCATTTCTGCTGGACCAAAGAAAAGTGCAAGTGTCTGCTTAAATACATCTGATGCTAAACCACCTGTTGTTGCAGTTGTAGAACCTGTATTATTTAAAGTAGTTGTGGATGAGCCACTCGACAAGGTGGTACTACTGCTAGTAAGTGGATTTCCATAAATATCTAATTCATTTTTTGCGCGATATGCTGCGACTGCTCTAGCATAAAATTCCTCAGCCTTTTTCACAGCGTCTGCTTCACTAAAACCTTCGGCAATAAATCTTGCCTTAAGTTTTGCTAACTCTTCTGCTTTGACCGCGGCTTCTGCAGCAGCATTTTTTGCTGCAACATCTGCAGAAGTAGTGCTCCCTTTAACTTTTAATCCAGAACCAGATATAAGGTTACCTTGTGCGTCATAAACATTGCCATACTCGGTGGTGCGTTCAGTTGGAACGGGTGTTCCAATTGGATAAATTTCCTTATAAGTTCCTACACCACCAGAACCAGTGCGTACGAATTCAAGGGTCGCTCCTGCAGCCTTACCTTCTTGAGTCAGTTCAGGTTTAGGTTGCGCTCTGTAACCAGCAGTAATGCGAGCATTGGCTTCTGATGCAGTTTCACCTGGAAGGCGTGCTGCTCTATCTGTGCTCTTTACTCCAGCAGCAACTTGCTCTGCTGTTTTAGCGGCAATCTCATCGGCAGTTAATGTTTTTGATGTTGGCTTTGCTGCAGATGCAGCCAATATACCAGCAAGACTCGTTGTATCTGCCATATTAAACTCCAAATCCCATCGCTGATGCTATTCCTATTGCAGAATCGCGTGCCAAGTCCTTAGCCCAGCCTGCTTTCTCTGAGTTAGGATGATTCTTTAAATATGTAACCCAGTCAGAGATTGAACCCATTGGTACATTTCCTGCTGTTCCATCTGGACGAACAAATTTGTCAAGGTCTGGATTGTCTAAGTCGATAGTGTTAGGGTCAATCTCCCACCACTTAGCCATCTGGGTAATGTATGGTTCGACAACATCCATAACAGTTAATCCAGGAGTGTCTTGCAATCTTTTTGCAAACAGTGGATAACGCAATGCAGCCTTAGCGCCCAAATCTTTTTTGAGAGCATCAATAGTTTGCTTGCCTGAAGCAAGTGCTACGCCAAGGGCATTGATTTCCTTCTGGCTTAAATCAGATATTCCATTAGCCTTTAGTATGCTTTTAATTGAAGAAATCTGTGTGATTGCACTAGATGGCAACTTAGTTGTATCATCAAAGTTAACCTTTGCCCACAAGAAAGACTCCGTAAAGTCTTTAGCATTAAACAGTGATGGAGTAACAATTGTCTCCATACCGCCACTGGCAGCCTTGCGAGTAGTTGTCTTACCAGAAGCCTTAGCCTCTGTATTTAATTTATCAAAGAATTCTTTCTTATCTGCAGCACTAAGCAGGTTAACATCAAACCCAATATCACTAGCAATTTTACTCAGTAATGCTTCTGCTGTAATATCGTCATATGCTGTGTAAGTTACGCTTTCGCCATTAACAGCAGGAGAGTTCTTGGTTAAAGTATCTAGTACATCCCAAGGGCTTTCCTTCTTGCCTTCTTTGAAGGAAGCAATAGCGCCATCTACGATATCATTCCATAGAGCCTGACGCGCAGTATCGGTTGGTTGCTTGTTAGCAATAGTAAGTAGATACTGGGTAAGAGCAACCTGTGCGCTGCTTGGGAGTTTAGCAAAAGACTTCTTGATTACAGATGCATCAGCCTTGACTAAGTTACCGTTTTTATCTGGCATCCAGATATAGGTAATTTTAGGACCCGCAGTTGGCTTTCTAGGTACAACAATTGTTGGAGGTTTTGGTATTTGGTCAACCATTTGCTGGCTCCTTTATATTTAAACTATCATTGCTGTAATAGCGTGTAATGATTCTTTGCAAGGTTGGGTCCCACAAAGGAAGAGTTTCTTCAAGATATAGTTGCCATTGCTCTTCAACTGCACCCTTATATCCTGTTGGTGCATCTAGTCGAGCCTTGCCAAATGATTCTCTGTATTCAATAAATGCTTTAGCGTGAGTCCAGAACTGTGTGTTTCCAAACTTCTTCATAAACTTTTCGTCGCTTATGATTTCTTTAAGACCAACAGATTGATAGAAGGCACTGTCTTTAGCACCTTTACCGCCGCCATACTCAAGGAACCAAGGCTTACTTACAGTGCCTAGCGTTTCAGCATATGCTCTAAGTTGGTCCTTTAATTCTGGAACACTAAGATAACTCTTGTATCCAGCCTTCTTTGCAGCATCATTTAAATCGTCTTTATATTCTGTATAAGCATCCCAAAGACGTGACTTAGTAAGTTCGTCCTCAACCATTTGCGGTGTCTTAAGTTGTGAGTTAAGTACAGTTCCACCAGGAAGAGTTGCATTAGGGTCATTAAGGAACTTACCTACCTGAATGTTATAATCTCTTGGTAGGTCAGCAGTCATCAACCCAACAAGTGATGGGTCAAGACGCTCTAGTTGCTTAGCAAGACCAGAAAAATCTTCATAAATACGGCTGTAAGCCTTCTGACTTGCTGGGAAATATGCAACCTTATCGCGTGCACTGTCAGTAAATAGACGGTCTATTGGAAAGTCT